AACTTCATCTGTCTTTCTGTTAATTTTTTTGGTAATCCCATGTTTGACTTTTAATACAACTTAAAATATAAATCAACCCATGTTTACTGGAAAGTTATTAAAACAAATTGTAGATAAGTTTACCACGTCACCCACTGCTCAGGATGCTAGGGTGCAAGTCGTATTACCCAATGGAGAATTTTATGACATTGATGGTGTAAAGCTCTTGCAAAATAAATTATTAGGAGTAAGAGAATCTCATAGACTGGTGTTTACAATTACTCCTGAAACTTGGAAAATGGGCAAAGTTATTAAGAAGCTGTAGTAGTAAAAATGTCAGTCAAACCTGAACGGAAACTATGGCATGAGCTTAAAAGAATTACACCAGAAATATCGTGGACAAGGCTTGAAAACCTTAGCGCTTTTGGTACTCCCGATCTATTGGGTTATAATAATTTTGGCAAGTTTTTCACTGTTGAACTGAAAGTAACAAAGACCAACAAGATACGCTTCTCTCCACATCAATTTGCGTTTCATAAAAGACATCCCAACAATACATTTATCCTAGTTAAGGCCCTCTCCCTTAACCTTGTAAAACTTTATGAGGGGAAGGATATAATGCAGCTTGATGCTTGTGGCTTGAAGCTTGAACCCTGCTGCTTGGGGCTTGAGGCTTGCGCCCTGCATCTCAAGAACCTGAACTAGGTTCTGGTTTAGCTTGTGGCTTGCTGCTTGAAGCTTGTGGCTTGTGGCCCTGACCAGGTGCACGCTCCACTTCAGCCGTCGCTTCAGCTCCGCTAATGACCCGGTCAGATTTATTACGCTTGCGTAATTCTTTTTGTTGCTCTTTCGCACGTTTGCGAATTTCAGTATAATATTTTGGGTGCCGGTATACTAACATTAATGTTTTCCATAACTTACTACTTTTACAGCAGGATTCCAACATTGTCTACAGTCACCGCATTTGCCGCCTTGTGAAGGTGCGGGGCAGCTGGCGCCATCAGTTACAACCATTGAAGAGTTGGGCCAAGAATCATTTCTTTGGCCAATCATTGGAGGTGAGAATCTTATCACCAGGTTTGAAGGTTTATGCTCAAGATGATTTTTAATCCAGGCCTCCCGCGTTGGCATCCAATGCTTTGTGTCAGGTGTCAATCTGCATACTTCATAAATTTTGTTAAGATGGTCCAGGTCCTGGACGTCCCCTGCATCATGCCATCTGAAATATTTTTGCCTGATGATTTGAGTCACCATCGCAGCGGTCCAGTCTTTATCCTTCAAGGCTTCGAGTCTTACATATTGCGCAGCTTTAATTGCTGGGTATCTTGTATAGTTACCCTTCAGGGCATAACAACTAGCGCAGACACTGCCAGGAATTTTTCTAAGCTTGCTGCCTGTCTTACACTCCCAGGCTGGAAGACTAATACTCAGGCCTGGCATTTTACTTGTTCGAGTCATTGACCCTGTGATTTTTTCTGCTTCTTTTACTTTCATAAATACTTTCTCCTTTTTTATCCTATACTATAATCTTTTTACTTTGTCAAGCTTGCGGCTTGAAGCTTGTGGCTTGCTGCTTGGAGCTTGAAGCCACGCTAAAGGTTCAAGCTTTATTCTTTTAAAAAACTTTTCACAGCTGGCCAGGTACGCCCGCGGGAGCGTTGAGTGGTCCCGCAGGAAGTAATGTGTTAGGTCGTTGTGTTTAATTCTTTTCATCTCTTAAATCTCCTTTTCATTAGGAGGCTGCCAAGTACCTTGTGTCAATTCACACATCACTTGTCTTTATAGATCCGGGCCCCGGGCAAGGATCTAAAGGCTCAGCCACCAAATAATAATCAGCCACTATGCTACGCGGGGCCTAGAGATCGTCAGTTATCTAGTCTCATTGGACCGGTACCCCAATTATCTTCACCCGTGTTCTAGTGTTTATACTCACAGTCAATAATGACTGATTATTCCTACCACTCTTCAGGTTATACATTGCTGTTAACTAATCAAGCAAGATAGGAAATTTATATATAATCCTATTGACAAAGAATGTCAATAGTGTAAATTAAAAATATTAAATTAATAAACTAACAGAGAGGACACAATGTCTAAAATAAGAATGAACACCGAGTTAAGAAACAAACTCTTTAATAAAATAAAAAATGTCTTTGAGAATGAGGACACACAGGAAAGAGAAGCATATCTTCAAGCAAGAGAAGATGTCACTTATAAATATGAGGTAGCTCACGAACTTGCAAAAGATGTGGTTGAGAGGTCTTATCCAAAAGAAGATGTTGCAGTATTAAGAACTTTCAAAAAGAAATATGGCGACCCATGTGATGTTGTAGCAAAAGATAAATGTTTTTATTTTGCACACAATGAAGATGTTGATGATGAGGGTAAAGAAAAACAAACTAAATCACACTTTGATTTTGGTTTGTTTGGCAATCTAAATGGTAGTGAGTATAGTGATGAAGAGGGTAAAAAGTTTGCAGTTGCATATTTTAGAGAAGAACTAAAAGCAAAAGATTGCAACCCAGATATCTATGCTCAACAAAATGAAAACAAAGATAATCCACACAAAACAAAACATGTTGAAGAATGTATGAAAGCATTGGGATATTCTCATAATAGTAGTTATGATCGCAGTGAAAATAATATTGGTATATCAAAAGGTTTTGATGACCCATACTATCTTGATGTTATTGGAACATCTTATTGTCGTTCAAGAGCAATAGCTTGTACCAAAGATGAATACCAAGCGTTTGAAACTTGGCGAACTGCAAAAGGCAATTTAGTTTCTAAACATCAAACTTGGATTGATACAATTCAAAAACAATGCGACCAATTAAAAATAGGATTGAAAGCATACAGGTATCTATCAGAGGGTATTGAGTTGGCTACTGAACTTGGTATTGAACTTGATGAGGCAGAGTTAATAAGAACTAACTCAACAGGTTTAACTATCTACAATCCTAGTAATCTAGCAAGTATGATTAAAGGAATGAAGAATAAAAATCAATCAAGAGAGGCGAAGATATTGGCTAGAAAACAATACGAAGAAAGTTTAAATTAACATTTGACAGGGTATCCTATTTAGTATAGGATACCCATAGAAAGAGAGGAAAGAATGATACAAGATAAACACTTTAAAATAACATACTACTCAAATAAAGATAAAAAACATATTACTAGGAATGGTAAATGGGATAGCAAGTCAAGATTTTGGCAGTCTAAAATTGGCGATGCTTTAATGACTTACTTTGACCTTGACGCACAAGGTTATAGAACAGCTAAAAAAACTTGGAATGTGAGGTACTAATGGAAATATTTTTTAGACTTACAATGTTGCTAGTAGGGTTTCTACTAGTCTTTCTAGGTTTTGTTGTGACATTACATTCATCGCATTATGTAGTTTCAATATTACTTTTATTTGGTGGAGTAATGACAATGTTTGGGGGTATTCCAGATGCCGAATAAACATTTTTGCCAAGGACCAGACTGCCATACTAGAACTACACAAGACAGGTTTCTAAAATCTAGAGGTGTAATCAGAGGTAGGTATGCACTTGTAAATATGGACCAAAGCTATAGAGATCACTACTATAATAATACAAGAGGTAAATACTTTTGTAGTCAAGCTTGTGAGCACGATTGGTTAAATGTACATATGGAAAGTATTGAACAGGGCAGACCGATTGAGTTTATCAGACACAGACGAGAGAGTGGGGGTTATCATAAGGTAACCGAGAGCAATGAGCATTGGGGTCCAAGAACTACAATACAAAGGGTTGACAATGCTTGACTTATCCTATATGGTCCCAGATATGACAGAAAGAAATATAAAAAGAACTAACCCATACTCAGGTCAATCTGAGATGTTAACTGAAGAAGAGGCTAAGTTATACGATCAGATTAAACTAGATGAAGAACTAGAGAACTATACTTTAGTACAACAAGGTTTATCTATGTTTAGTAGAATGAATGCTAAAGCATACATGACATTACTAGACTAAACCTCTCTCTTTCCTGGTACTTCTTAATTGATAGAGGTACCAGGGTCCATCCTAAATTTTAAATTATTTAAATAATTGTTTTTTTATTTGCAGAAAAGGGGTCCCAGACTATCCCCTTTATGGCTTGATTCATACATTTAAACCTGTAAAATACTTTTTGAGTTTCCAAAAAAATTCTGCAAAAATTTTGCGGAAAAATTTTTTGCTATGATAGATAAAGATAAA